TCTGCTAGTATGGGTTCGAATCCCATTAATTACCCCAAGGAAGTTTGTCAGAGCGGTCTATCGTGCCACTTTGCTAAAGTGGTGGACTTCACGGTCCCACAGGTTCGAATCCTGTAGCTTCCGCAAAATATTTTAAAAATGTTATGAAACAATCCAGTTTAATCGGATATAATGATAGTAACGTTCTTAAAGATATTGTAAGTAATTAAAAACGCTCGGGTGGTGGAATTGGTAGACACGCCAGACTTAAAATCTTGTGGACCTTGTGTCCGTGCGGGTTCGATTCCCGCTCCGAGTACCAAAAAAGAAGATATGAAAAAGGTATTTTACGTTTCAGTACTATCAATTCTATTCCTTTCTTGTAAAGGTAAAAATTATAAGTACAAAATCGAAGGTCAAGTTCCAGTTATGGTTGAAAGACAAGTTGATTGGAATGAGATTAACGTTACACAAGAACTAAGACCGGCAATAGCCTACACTGATACTATTGCCGGTCAGACTGAAGATTCAATCTGGTATTACAATTCAGATGGATCTAAGTTAACCATATTCAAACCGTACAGAGTGACTGAAGTTAAGTAAGTCACTCTGGCAAAAAGGTTCTTTGACATATTAGTGATATTATTGTCCTTTCGTCTAATGGCAGGACACATGGTTTTGGTCCATGCGGTGGAGGTTCGAGTCCTCCAGGGACAACACATAGCGGGGTAGAGCAGTGGTAGCTCGCGAGCCTCATAAGCTCGAGGTCGCAGGTTCGAATCCTGCCCCCGCAACAAAGAGTTAGAGATAACTCATTAGTCTTTAATCCAAGACTTATTTAACAATGGATAGGGTATTAGACTGGACGTCCTTAAACGCCAGTCTCGGAGGAAATAACGCAGGTAGTAGAGCGTCCACTGTAACTTGACTTTTTTAAACGGGTAAGACCAGCAGGTTGTTTGAATAGGAAACAAACCGATATATCTAGACTGAATTAATCTCATCAGTTGAAATTGGGGCCTTAGCTCAGTTGGCTAGAGCGCTTGCCTTGCACGCAAGAGGTCAAGGGTTCGACTCCCTTAGGCTCCACTATTGATAATGAAAAAGTACTTTATGAGTATGTTAAATGGGACACTGCCAAAACCCAATAACCCATAGTTTAACGAAAGTAGAGGAAAGACAATGGCGCATCAGGAACCTTAGAGGCTGCAATCTCAATCGGTATTAGAAGACAATGTGATAGCTTCATTTATCCTGCTCTGGAAAGAAATTTGGTCAATTTATCAATAACTTATGCTTAAAACCATTTCGCGTTAAGGTAACAAGTAGCGGCGTGCGGTGACTATGAAACAGTAGTTGACGTCTTTCAGAACAAGACACACTGTAAAGAATTCGAAACCTTAGAATTGTAAAGATTCTAAAAGCTACCACGGAAGGTGCAGGTGGTGACCTTCCATATTTGGCCCGTTCGTCTATCGGTTAGGACGCCAGGTTTTCATCCTGGTAAGAGGGGTTCGATTCCCCTACGGGCTACTAAGATAATGGTCTCTCCAACCAAAGCGATGTCGACAATCGTGGTTGGGTCAAGAGTTCACCACCCTTTGCTGAGGCCTCATTAAAACTCAGGAAGCAATTAAGATTGGAGCGAGACGGGTACTCCATCATTATCTTTACTTTGGTCTCATAGTTAATCGGCTATAATATTGCCCTGTCACGGCAAAGTGCCGGGTTCGATTCCCGGTGGGACCGCCAAAGGATGGTTACTGCAAAAAATAAAATCTAGGCTGTTAACCTCGTGGTCGTCGGTTCGAGCCCGACTTGATTCTTCAGAATCAATAGCTCAGTTGGTAGAGCACGTACAAAAAACCATCCTGTTATATTGCGATATCGGTGTAAGGTCAATCTCATGAGTTGATTTGGTAGATATACCCCTGGGAGGTTCGATTCCTCTAATCGCAACAATGTGTCTTGGTACGCTCTGACGAAAGTTAACGACAAGGTCTCGGTAGGCAGAACGCGTCTGATCCTACCCTTTTTTATTAGAGAATATATAGAAAAAGAAATAAAGTAAATACTTGTGAATCAATTATTATCCTATAATCAATTTCATACTAACAAGAGTTTAGTTGAATCAAGAAGAGAACTTATATTTAATATAGTTGCTCAATTCGAGGACATGAAATCATACTTAGATGAAACTAAAGTTATTATTGAATCCGGTATTTTTGATAATGCATTTACTGAAGCAATCAATGAGGAAAGTTTAGTTAATAAAATGAAGGCTAAATTTGACAATGCTATTGAAGTTGCTAAAACTAAAGGTAAAAAAGCATTAACAGATACCCAAGAAAAAATCGTTAAATTAGGCGGTAATATCATTAATATTGTTAAACTTATTGCTTCTAAAATTAAAGAAGCTTTAGAATCTGCATGGAAAGTAGCATCTGGTTATTATAATGCTGAAGCCGCAAAAGCTTCTAAAGTTATTAAAGAAAAATTAGATAATGCTGGAGAAAAGACAAAAAATGCTTTAATTGAAGAGGTTAAACAACTTAAGTCTTGTGCCGCTGCTATGAAAAATTGGGCTCTTTCAGGATTTGTTTCTCAAGCAGCAAAAGCTGGAGCCGAAGCCGCAAAAGAAGATACTAATGAATCTTTTGAATTGGCAATTACAATGATGATTAATGAAGCTGTAATTAATGGTGACATTGATTTTACTGATATGGTAGAAGAGAGTGGATCTGGTATTCCATTTGTTTCTGCAATTGCACACAAAATGCACCATATTCCTCCATTTAGTCTTTTAGATAAAGTTAAACAAGCTGCAGAAAAAGTAGCAGGTGGAGCTTTAAATAAGTTTTCATATTATGCAACAGAATTGGCTGGAGCACCAGGACCATTTGAATTTGCAGCACTAGCTACAATCATTGGAGTTGTTGTTGAGTATAATGTAAAACATGCAGCTGAACACCAAATTTTACACTTAATTCCAGGAATCGGTACTGTAGTTCATTTTATTACAGCAACTGCTAAATATCTGGCAATTATTGCTATTGTAGAAGCTCTACTTAAACCAGCTGGATCAGAAGAAGAACACGGAAAAGAAGAACACTAAAAGTTCTTTTTAGAAATATTTAAATCCTGATCGAAAATAAATTGATCAGGATTTTTTTATGTGAAATAAATTGTTTATATTTACATAAGAAACAAAATAACAAAATAGAGTATAAAGTATATGAAAATAATATTCTTGGACATAGATGGAGTTCTTAATTGCGAAAATGCATATAAGAACGGTGAATGTAAATATCAAGAATGGACTTGGGAAGATGGTCGTAAAGATCACTATCAAAGATTTTGTGTACAAAGCAAAGAATTGTTAAATAAGTTGATTGATGAAACTGGAGCAAAGATTGTTATTAGTTCTAGTTGGAGAATAAGTGGTATTGATTTCATGAAAAAAGTATGGGAACTTGAAGAAATGCATGGCGAAATTATTGGTATTACACCTTTAATGAGAACTCAAGGTATTCATATTCCAAGAGGATTAGAAATCAAATACTATTTAGAAAATGATTTAAAATTTCGACATGTTAACTGGTCAGAAGAAGAACAACAAAAATATATTAACGATTCAGGAGTAGAAAATTACATTATTATCGATGATGATTCAGATATGTTATATGGTCAAAAAAATCATTTTGTGCATGTACTACCATCTCCAAGAAATAAAGATGGATTTAACGAAACTTACTTCTATGAAGCAGTTAATAAATTAAACAAAACAGTAATTGAATTAAATTATTAAAATGAAAGTTATATTTTTAGATAATGATGGAGTAATTTGCCTTTCTACTGAATGGGGAGGTCGAATTAAGAAACAGCAAAAAGCTGGTCGTAAGATGAGTCAATCTGTTATGTCATTAGATGTTCAGTATCGTTTCGATAACTTTAATAAGAAGGCAGTAGCTATACTTAATTCAATCATCGAGGAAACCGGAGCTGAGATAGTAGTATCATCAGACTGGAAAAGATGGGCAACTGTAGAGGAACTGGGTGATTACTATGAGTCACAAGGAATCATTAAGCGTCCAATTGATGCAACTGCATTCTGTCGAGACTTATATAATGATGGAGGCGCTGCACATCTTAAAGATGAGGACATTAATTGGAACCGAACTTGGATGTTAGAACAAGAGAGACATGTTGAAATCTTAGAATGGTTACAACGTCATCCTGAAGTTACTCATTGGGTTGCGATTGATGACTTAAACATGGCTAAAAACTATGATAACATTGAACGAACATGGGGACTAGAAAACTTTGTCTTGACTCCAAGATCAATGGAAGGTATTAAACAATCAGGAATTAAAGAAAAAGTATTAAAATTTTTAAAATAATAAATTATGAAATACATTAGTATTGATATTTTTAACAAAGTATTGATATATAAATAAAAAATATTTTACTAATGAAAACAGTTTATTTTTATACTCTTAAATGTCCAATAACTAATGATGTTAAATATGTCGGTCGAAGCGTTAATCCAGATGGAAGATACAGACAACATATACATTCCGGAAAATGTGAAGGACATAAAGATAGAAAAGGAGCATGGATTAAAAGTCTTTTAGATAAAGATTTAAAACCAATAATGGAAATTATTGAAAAACTTGAAAACTATAAAGACACTGAAGATGTTAAAAAAAGAGAAGAGTTTTTAATACTTGAGTTTAGAAAAACATGCGACCTTAAAAATGATAGAGATATTATTGAAAATGGATATAATTTTTCAAAAGAATCTAGACAAAAAATGTCTGATGTACAGAAAGGAAACACAAATAGATTAGGTAAAAAAGCTTCTAAAGAAACTTTAGAAAAAATATCACTTTCTAGAAAAGGTAAGAAACATCCTGCTTCTTTTTTTGAAAAGAAAAACAAACCGATTTTGCAATATGACAAAGAATTTAATTTTATTAAAGAATGGGAAAGTTGCAAAGCCGCTTCAATAGAATTAAAAATTAATCAAAGAAACATTTCATCTTCAACAGATATAAATTCTAATAGAAAATCTGCAGGAGGATTTATATGGAGATATAAAATTAACAATTAAAATAAATAAAAAATGCGTTATGTAAGTATAGATATCGAAACTACTGGAATTGACAATGAAAACACACAAACTTTATCAATTGGTTTGGTTGTTGAAGATACCGTAGATGTAAAACCTTTAGAGGAATTACCACAACTTGAAATTGCAATTGTTAGAGAGAGAATTGAAGGCGAAATCTTTGCAATTAACATGAATCGACAATTGATTGCCGACATCTTAGAATATAAGATGGCTCGTACTGATGAGGAACGAAAAGAAATTGAAGTTCGAACAGGTCGAGAGTACATGTACGAAGATGAAGTTGCTAAGAGAATCTTTCAATTCTTATGGGAGAATGGAGCCTTAGATGGTAAGTTTGATTTAACTGGACACATGGAAATTGTAAATGGTAAATCTTACCCAGCCCTAACTTCAAAAATGAAACCTTATTATTTCAATGCTGCAGGTAAGAACTTTGCAAACTTTGATAATAAGTTCTTAGAGCGTTTACCAAGATGGAAGCAATGTCTTAAAGCTCGTGGTAGAACATTAGATCCTTCAGTTTTATACATTGATTGGAAAAATGATGATGCTGCACCAGGTTTAGGTCTTTGTAAAGAACGCGCTGGAATTGAAGGTATTGTTACACATAATGCAATTGAAGATGCAATGGATGTTGTTGCATTATTTAGAAAGTTTTATCAAATTTGGGAATAATGGCAGAAAAGAATACGAGAAAAACTGTAGTTCATGAGGAACTTAATGAGAAACAACAACAAATGTATGATGATTGGTTATCTCATATTAAAGCAATTTATGGTGAATACGGTTTATTCACTTGGAAAATAACACCAAATGGAATTGGTAGTGGAGTTGTTGTTTATAGTCACCTAACAAAAACTGAACTAGATTTAACAGACATTGATTCATGGTAAAATAAAATTATATGAGCAGAAAAATTGAACACAATACGATTGGTCAAATGAAAGTTCTAATAGAATTTCAAAGAACTGAGCCTAATTACGGCCCGGATCTACCAAAACACGTAGCATTAGCAACAAGTCTAAATACTGCGCAAACTGATTGGAGAACTGATAAAACTGTATTTAGAACAAAATACAGTCAAACTGGTAAAATTAATGAAACTTATTACCTTTTATGGGGTCCAAATGACCAATATGAGTTTAGTGGTTTTACAGAGTTAAGAACTCCAAGTGGACGTAAAATGACATATAAATCAGCAATGAAGTTTTATAAAGATGCTATTAAAGCAACAGAATTTATGGAATTTAAGAAGATTTAGGAAACAAAATCAAAAAACACGATATAAATTATCACTTAATTAAAAAACAAACAACACAATTATGAAAAAAGCAACAATTTTAGCCTTGGCTACAATCGCAATCTTCGTAGCATCTTGCGGAAACGGAGCATCTACATCGACAACAACAACCGATTCTACAGCAGTAGATTCTACAAAAGTAGCAACTGATTCAACAGTGGTTGATTCTGCAAAAGCAGACACTTCAATCCCTTACCATACTCCAGTTAACTAATTGGAGTTAAGTTAAAACTTTGGGATGCTTCCAGCAAATATACAAAACTTTTATTGGAAAAAGCAAAACAGCATCCCGTTAACTTGCCCGAGTGGTGGAATGGTATACACAGCGGTCTTAGAAACCGTGTCGAAAGGCGTGTCAGTTCGAGTCTGACCTTGGGTACAATAATAATATTATAAGATGGAAATCCTTAAAAAATCTGATTTTATAGACTCTGAAGAGGGTATGACGGTTCAAGACCTGTTAGACTTTATTAAAGAACGAAACATACCAATGACTGCAAAAGTCATGATTCAAAGGGTTGAAGATAAGTATTTTGACGGTGTTGATATTTCTGGTATGACAGATTCTGAAGGAAATGTATATCCATCAGGAACTAGAAGTACTGGTTGGGGCGTTTTCTTAAAGAAAGGATACGCATACTATGAAGCAGAACAAATCAATATTAATCTTAATGCTGAAATTGATCGTCGAGTTTTAGGTAAAGAACCCAACTACCCAAAAATAGAGGATCCAGCTAAACTATTAGTTGATTTAAATGATACCGATTTACTAGAGCAGTATCATCCGGCATTCTGTCCAGTTTTCTACGACGATGACACAGATTTATTGTTCATCGATTTACATTACTAAGGATATATAATAACATATTATATAGGCATTTAGCTCAGTTGGTTAGAGCGCCTCGCTGATACCGAGGAGGTCGATGGTTCGAGTCCATCATTGCCTACAACTAGTTGTTGATGACACTTATTGACACTGTATTGGACGCGGGTTCGATTCCCGCCATCTCCACCAAATTAAAATAAAATCATGGGGATGACCAGGCTTTTGACAGTATAGAATGTGGTAGGGAGAGATGATTAGTAAAAGCAAACGACAACTTTGCACTAGCCGCGTAATCGCGGTTGAATTTTCTTAACTAGTGTTAACAAAATTCACGTGGCTACTACGAAAGTGTAGCTTTTTATGAAACAATTAGGGTAACACCGATATAAATAGTAACAATTAAAAATTAACAAAATGTTAGAACAACTAGAACAAATCCAAGAAGCATTGAACATCGCTCGTGAAGAAGCAACTAAATTTACTGAAAAAGGTAACAAGTCAGCTGGTACAAGAGTTAGAAAACAAATGCAAGAAATTAAAGCTATTGCACAAGCAGTAAGAACATCAGTTTCTGAGGCTAACAAAGCTTAACAACACGTTAAAGGTTTCTTACAGCAAATTTTAAGCACAGAAAACCGGTATATTGTAGGTTCGAGTCCTACCTCTCCAACAAAATTAACTATGAAACATTGGAGAGTGGTGAAATTGGTAAACACGCTGGTCCGCAAAAACAGAAACCTGTACCTTATTGGGATGTCTGCAGCAAATATTATCTTTTGACTTTTACTCAAACCCAGATAGTACATCCCGTTAATTGCCTGAATAGCTCAGTTGGCCAGAGCAGCTGATTTGTAATCAGCAGGTCGTGGGTTCGAATCCCTCTTCAGGCTCCAATTTGGTTCGATAGCTCAATGGATAGAGCAACACACTTCTAATGTGTAGGTTGAAGGTTCGAGTCCTTCTCGGATCACCAAACTTCGCCAATATGAAAAATGTTTTAGTTACAGGTGGTGCTGGTTTTATTGGTAGTAATCTTATTAAAACTCTCAAGAGCCAATATCCCGATATTAATATCTCTTCTTTAGATAATTACTTTACTGGAAAATATGAAAATCATGTACCAGGCGTAGAATATTATCGTGGTCATACATGGGAAATTGACCATATCTTCCGCAATAAAATGTTTGATACTGTTTTCCATTTTGGAGAATATTCAAGAATCGTTAAATCATTTGATGATATTGATTATGTTCAACGTTCAATCCTATCAGCAACTCCAATTATTTTAGACCTTTGTCGAAGATGGAATGCAAAACTAATTTATTCTGCATCTTCGTCAAAATTTGGTAATAATGGTAAAGATGAGAATCTGTCACCATATTCTTGGTGTAAGTCTAAAATGGTTGAATTAATTAAAAACTATGGAGACTGGTTCGGATTAGATTATGAAATATGTTATTTCTTTAATGTTTACGGTCCTGGTCAAATCACTGAAGGCGACTATGCAACTGTAATTGGTATCTTTGAAAAACAATACGTTCAAGGACTTCCATTAACTGTGGTAGAACCAGGAACTCAAAGCCGTGATTTTACACATATTAATGATGTGACTAATGGTATTATCAAATCAGTTGAAAAGAGTCTAAATGGAGAATGGCATCTTAGATCTGGTAAAAATGTAACAATCTTAGAAGTTGCAGATATGTTCCAACATGAGATTCAAATGATTCCACAAAGAAGAGGAGAAAGGTTTACCAGTCATGAATTCGAATCCGATACTGAAATGAAACTAGAATGGAAACCGGAATATAAATTAGAAGATTGGATTCAACAAATAAAAGAAGTACGTGGAGCAACAAATCAAACAACAACTCGATAAAATAGTAGAAACAGGACTTTTAGGTCCTGGTTTTGAATTCCGCTCCGGCCAAAGAGAAACAGTAGAAGCAATTTGTAGAACTTATTTTGAAGATCCAGAAAGTACAATCGTAATTGATGCACCAACCGGAACTGGTAAGTCCATTATTGCAATGGCATCTAGTCTGGTCCTAATTGAATTAGGTAAGAAAGGTTACTTAATCACGAGTGACCTGAGTTTACAAGACCAATACGAGTCAGATTTATATAGATTAAAGTTACCTTGGGGATCGATTAAAGGAGTTGACAATTATGATTGCTCTGTTAATGGTTTACCATTCAGTCTTGGAGATTGTCGACTGAAAGGAATGAGTTATGAAAAAGCAAAGGATCTACCATGCTACTCAAACTGCGGATATTTAAATGCACGTGAAAAGGCAATCAACTCTAGAATTGCTTTACTTAATTATAGTTTTTGGTTAATTCAACGTAATTATGTTGAAGATAAAAAAGCTGAAGAAGGTGGTTCACCTTTTGCTCAAAGAGATTTTGTATTCTTTGATGAGGCTCATAAAGTTGATGAAATTGTCCAGAACCATTTTAGTCCGCGTATTGACCGGACACTAATAACAAAGGTTTTAGTTTTAAATGGTTTCTTACAGAAATGGGCGTTCAATCAACCCAGAGTGACGAAAAACAAATTGGAATCAATCTTTAACACTCTTCTTAAAACAACTGATAAACCAGAACTTTTAATGACAATGAAGGAGCTAAAAAAGTTTCTATCAATGTATTTAGAGAGCGGAGACGATATTAAAGCAGCGTCAAAGAAAAGATTTGGAGATCGAGATGTACCAAAGGACTGGCAAACTGCCTTTTCAACAATTGACCGAATTAAGGATATTCATTGTAAGTTCGAGGACTTTATTGAAATTATTGAACAAGTTGGTATTGATAAATTAGTACCAGACCAGAAAGCAGAAGAGGCTCAATTTACCTGCTTAGAAGAGCAATGGCTAATTAAAAAACATCTACATAAAAGAGCTAACTTTAAGGTTTTCATGAGTGCCACAATTGGAGACCCTGCAAGTTATATGAAAATTATGGGAATTGAAAATGCCCGATTTATTAGACTCTCAAATGATTTTAATTATGATAAATCTCCGATAGTTTTTGTTAATAAACATAAAATGTCAATGAGAGAAAAGGATGCAAGTTTACCAAAAGTTGTAGAAATCTTAGATAAAATTATTAGCAAACATAAAGGACAAAGAGGAGTTATTCACTGTGGATCCTATGAGTTTATGAATTACATTATGTCTAAAAGTAAACATACATTTAGATTAATGAATTACGAGAATTCAAAAGAGAAAGCAGATACATTAGAACTATTTAAGAAAAAAGAGGATGCCGTCCTAGTTGGTCCATCCTTATTAGAAGGACTTGATTTAAAAGACGATATTAGCAGATTCCAAATTTTCTTTAAAGTGCCATATCCATCATTGGCATCTCCTCATATTAAAGCAAAAATGAACTACATGCCAGAATGGTATGATTGGAAAACTTCAGTTCAATTTCTACAAGGAGTTGGACGATCTGTCAGAAGTAAAGATGATTGGGCTGTGACCTATGTTTTAGATGCATGTTTTAAAAGTTTGATTAGTAAAATTCCACCGTCTGTTAAAGAACGGATTAAAATGATTCAATAATATATAGACTATAAAATAATAAACTAAAGTGGCACTCTTTAAATTAATCAAGGATTTTGAAGCATCTCTAACTAAATTAGAGCAAAACCGATCTAAGTTTTTTATCATTCAACAATTGGATGATTTTAGAATTAAAATACTAAAAGAAAGAATCAAGGAATTACGAGAAGAGGTAGCATCTAGAAAAAAACAAAAAGACGAAGACCATAAATGAAACACATTAAACTTTTTGAACAACATTTATTAGAAAACGAAAGACAGGATATTTCTCAAAAAATAACTGATGTTCGTAATAGTATTGCAGATCTACAAAGATCTATTGTTGATATGGGCCAAGATGATGAACCAAATCCAATTAAAATTGCAATTGCGCAATTAAAAATCCAAAAGCAAAATCTAAAGAATCAAATGTTACAAGTGGATCTTAGAATCTTAAGCTTTAAAGAAAAATTAGACTAATTAACATGAAACACGTTAAATTATTTGAAACTTTTATTACAGAAAAAAAGCCAGGTCCTGATCCTTATATGACAGGTCTTGATGATGAGACTGAAGATAAAAAGAAAGAACAAATGAAGAAACAAGCTGATATGCCAGATAATGACAATTCAGCTTATAAAGAATTACCTGGAGATAAAGAGGCTAAAGAGAAAGGTAATGTAAAAACTTCAAAGCATACTAAATCCTATCATGAACTTTATGGAGATAAGAAGAATGAATCTATTGATGAGGCTGAACAGTCAACTGATCGCAGCCCAATAGATAGTGAAGCTATTGAAACTGGCTTAAAGAATAAGGCGGATGAGACTGGAGTTCCAATTGGTATTATTAGAGCAGTAATGAGAAGAGGTATGGCTGCTTGGAAAACTGGTCACAGACCAGGAGCAACTGAACAACAATGGGGATATGCTCGAGTAAATTCATTTTTAACAAAAGGTGATGGAACTTGGGGTAAAGCTGACAAAGACCTTGCAAAAGAGGTTAGAGATGGTGGCCATGATAAAAATTTAAAATAGTCTAACATGAAGCATATTAAACTATTTGAAGATTTTGTAAGCGAAGCAAAGGATGTTGAATCAGCATTTGCAAAAATAGATGCTTTGCCAAAAGGTTCTATATTTGATGATGCTAAAAGAATCGACGATATTTTTAATATTACTAAACATTCTTGGAGCGATGTTATAAACACATATGAACAGAATAAAGATAAAGCTAAGATTAAATCCGTAAATGTAAAAGATATTCAAATTACTCAACGAAATATTCAAAGTAATAAAGTTAAGGAAATGATTAATCGAGATGGTAAATTAAAAATGATCAATGTTGTTGAATTTCCTGATGGATTGGCAATATATGATGGACATCATCGTTTAACAACCGCTTGGGCTCTTGGTGAAACTAAAATAAAAGTTAATCTTGTAAAGATATGAAAAACACAAAACTATTTGAAGAATTCATAAATGAAGCAGAAGGTAGAGATACTCTAGCTGAATTAAATGAGATGACTTTAGGTCAGCTTGAAAGAATTGCAGACTATGCTAATATGATTAAGGATAGAATGCAAAAAGGAGAACAATTAGAATCTTGGATGTATTCTCAATTGACAGTTTCCTTAGAAAATTTAAACTCTGTACATGACGCAATGGACGGTAATGATGGAAAAGTAGAATAATATGAAAGCAGTAAAATTATTTGAAGAATTTATTCTTGAGAAAAAGGGAGACAGTTATGAATATGGCTGTGCTATGTTGTATTTTGACTTTCCACAAATAAAAGACATTCATGCTAAAATAGCAGAAGAGGATTTATATACTGAAGAAGAGGACAGAAGTTATGGTTTAGAAGATGAACCACACTGCACTCTACTTTATGGTTTACATAAGGAGGTTACACCAGAGCAGATTCAAGAAATTGTTAGTAACTTTAAATTTAAAGCTTGTGAAGCACATAATGCTTCTCTTTTTGAGAACCAATACGATGTTTTAAAGTTTGATATTAAAGGTGAAAATCTACATGAATGTAATGAAGCTCTAGCAGAATTGCCACATACTAATTCCTTTCCAGATTATCACCCTCACATGACAATTGCTTATATTAAGAAGGGTCTAGGAGAGAAATACACTAAAATGCTAGAAGATTCAGCATTTGACCTACAACCGACCAGAATTATCTACAGTACTCCAGAAGGAGATAAGATTACAATGCCGATTAACAAGTAAAATGTTAATAACTTTTTAAGAATCCGAGTGAAAAACTTTCATTCGGATTTTTTTATGTCGTAAATTATGTTTATATTTACATATAACATTAAACAATTAGAAACTTTTAAATAAAATAAATATGGAAAAGACGCTTAGCTTACTAAATGATTTTATTAACAAATCAAATGAAACGAATTCTAACACAGACAAAATCAATGTTATCAAGCAATTCGCTAGTTATCCTGAGATAGTAAAAGCATTTGAGTATACCTACTCTCCTTTCAAGAAATACTATGTTACTTCTAAAAATTGCCAAGCAAAAAATGACTTGGTTGCTACTTCAAACCGCTATAATAATATTTTTAGCCTTTTGGATGACCTTAACGATCGTAATATCACTGGTCACTCCGCTATTCAAGCTGTCAATTCGTTTGTTAGCGAAAATGCTGAATTCGAGGAAATAGTTTGGATGATTCTAGACCGTAATCTAAAAACACGTTCTACAACATCAATGATTAATAAAGTAATTCCTGGATGTATTCCTACATTCGAGGTTGCTTTAGCCGCAACTTATAATAATGATACAAAGAAAAAAGTTAACTGGTCAGATCGTTGGTTTGTTAGTCGTAAATTAGATGGTTGCCGTTGTATTTGCGTAATGAATGCAAATGGTGATGTTAATTTCTACTCAAGAGCTGGAAATGAATTTGAAACTCTTGGAGCTATTTCTACTGAATTAAGCCGAATTCCACAAAACTTGGTACTTGATGGAGAGATTTGTATGATGGATGAAAATGGTAATGAAGATTTCCAAGGTATCATGAAGGAAATCAAACGTAAAAATCATACTATTCGTCGACCAAAATTTGTTGTCTTTGATATGTTAACCGTTGGAGAATTTGGTTCTCAAACTTCAGTTCGAACATTTAGTGAAAGACAAAAAACAATGAAAGCTTGGTTTGAAAACTATGCTGGAGAACTTGATTTTGTTACACCATTAGAACAGGTTAAAGTTGATACTGAAGACGAATTCCAAGAACATTTAGCTCATGCAACGGCAAGTAAATGGGAAGGTTTAATGTTGAGAAAAGATGCACCATATCAAGGTAAAAGAAGCAATGACATTATGAAAGTTAAACAATTCTTTGATAATGAATATGTTGTTGTTGATGTTCAGATGGGACCTAATCGAGTTATTGTTGATGGAGTTGAAGTTGAAGAGGTTATGTTACGAAACGTAGTGATAGAACATAAAGGTTGTAGAGTTGCAGTTGGTAGCGGATTTAACCAAGAACAAAAAAGACAATACTTCAAAAGTCCTGGAGATATTTTAGGTAAAACAATTACCGTTCAGTATTTTGAAGAATCAATTAATCAAGATGGTGGTTTCTCTTTGAGATTCCCTGTTATTAAACATGTATATGAAAATGGAAGAACTGTCTAGTAAAAATATCTACGTCCCAACCGACGAGATGAGAACAAATAAACTATCACTAACACCCGGAGGGTCAGTTGTTCGAGTTGTAAAAGCTGCGCATGAGGTCGTCTATGATAAGATTAAATATCCTAAACAATATTGCCAAAAATTAATTAGTATGTCAGATGACATTTATCAAATTTTTGTTGATGATAAATTATTCTGGGAAAAGAATTAAGTATGGTAAATTTAGCACCACCAAAAAGTGTAAGAGAGTTAGATAACTATTTAAAATGGTTAAACGATAATAATATCGAGGTAAAGGTCCTATTGGCAGAAGATTCTGTTAATGGACCTTTAATTTTGTCTGGAGGCGCTGACATTGGAATTAATCGTGAACGTGATGAACGTGAAATGAGATGGATTAAAGATGCATTGTACAAAGGTCACCCAATACTTGGTATTTGTCGAGGAATGCAATTAATTAATCACTATCTTGGCGGATTGGTCGAAAACATCAATGATTTGATTGTAGAAGACCATTTAGCAGATAATTTCTTAGATGACGAAGACCATCATGAAAGGTTATCACAATTCCATTGGGTTAAAAATATTCAAACTGGAACTAGATTTGTTGTAAATTCAAGACACCACCAAAATTGTACTGTTTTAGCTAAAGAGTTAAAAGCAGTATTTTATTCAGAAGATTTAGTAATTGAGTCATTTGTATCAAAATCAGGTACTCCAATTCTAGGAATTCAATGGCATCCTGAACGAGAAGAGGTTGAGATACCATCTTACCAAAAATCTAGAGAATACCCTATCAATTGGTTAAAAAATAATTTGAAAAAAAGTGAGTAAAAGTTTTTTTATTTGAAAACTTTTGTTTATATTTACATATCATTAATAAACAAACAAAAACAAATATCATGGTAAACAATTTTGACTTAGGCTATCAGATCGAATTATCTGGCGATTTAATCTTACTTCGTAAGGATGGACAAACTTTTAAATGTGTTCAAGCGAACCCAAACAACGCAACTGAAAAGTTCGCAGAATGGTCCGAAAAATTAAAATCACATGTAACTAAACAGAAGCTTTCAGCGAACGGTGTTAAATAATTAAACAATTTGAGAATCTTATATATAAATTGTATAAGATTCTCTAAATTTTTAACACATGGAATGTTTTAACTGCAACGAGCAGGCTACAACTAGGTTGTCTGTTGAACCTGATTTCGGAGAGATTTACACTTGTAGCTCTCAAGATTGTAAAGACAAAGCTCGATCTGATATTGAACGATTTGAATCAATGAAATATCAACAGGGTAAAAGAAAGGATCAAGTTGAACTTTCTGAAAAGGTAGTAGCGTGGTCCATAATTGCTATTATTATGGCAACATGCTTTATCACTTTAGCGTCAATTATTAATAAATTATGAAAATTATAGTTAGAAGAACTCAAGAACGAGTTATTAAAGCAACTACATTACCGGTAGAATTAGATACTGCCGACTTTCCAGAATTTAAAGGAAAAACAGAGAAAGCTTTTTTAGAATATTTAGCAGAAAATGCTGGAAAGATTAAAAATAGCGATGCATATTATGAACATCCAGTTCATTTAGTAGTTCAAGGACCAATGAAAGTTTACTACGATTCAGCAGATCATTCATACAATGGTACATTTGAATCTGGTAAAATAGTAGAAGAGCAACAGGAGAATGGTTGGTTCGAGACAAAGAAAAAAATAAAAGTAGAAATAGCATGACAGAACAATTAACTGAAGGAATACATTTTATCAAATTTGGTGCAGATTGGTGCGGTCCTTGTAAGGCCCTAGAACCAGCTTTAAACAAATTTGAAGAAGCTAATATAAATAGAGTCAAAGTTCATCGTTTGGATGTTGACACTGATTTTGAAGAAGCCTCTAAATATGGAATTAGAAATATTCCAACAATTGTTATTGTTAAAAATGGTGAGGTTGTAGGTCGAATCAATGGTGTCCAAACGGTTCAAAATCTAACAAACAAACTAGAAGAATATGTTGAATCCAATTAATGTTATAAAGTACTGGTTCTTTTTTGTAAAAGAAGCATGGTTACTTATTAAGTGCTACAGAGCAGTAAAAGCTATTGAGCCTGAATTATATGAACAAGGTCTACGAGTTGACTGGATTGGCCGTGTTTATGCTGTAATTAATCTAGAAGGTGATGAACTTAATCAACCTGAATTACTACAGCAATCGATTGTTATCCAATCATTAAATCCTATTAGTCAAATCTTGGTGAAATATGGTTTATCAGATGTTATGTTCCCAGATATTAGACGAGTTGAAGGAACTGATTCGTATTTAGTTATTCTCTATCCTGAAACCGACTATGTCGATCCAGGTGCTGTAATTACTGCAATCTTAGCAACTGGAGCATATGCAACATCAATATGGGCAGCAATTAAATTTATACCATGGCATAAACTACCATTTTAATGGCTACTGAAAGAATTAAAAGAGTAGAGAAAAATGGTAACAGATACTATCAAGTAAGTCGAGGGAAAGAGATCCTAGGAGTCTTTCCCTCAGTTACAACAGTTCTTGGAGGAACTAGCGATAAGTCTGGTTTAGATGCTTGGAAAGCCCGAATTGGAGAAGAGGAAGCAAATAGAATCTCAACACTGTCTATGAATCGTGGGACAGTAATGCATAGACTTATTGAATTATACAAACAGATTCCTGGTACTAAGGAAGAACGACTCGGTGAATTAAAGAAACTACTACACAAAGACCGAGAAATCAAACAATTTGATACTGAATTTATTGAAGAAGGATTTAAATTCTTTATGAAATTCTGGAACAATCACGACCAATTCTTTGACAAAATTAAAGAAGTCCTAGCAGCTGAAAAGTTTTTATGGTCAGAAAAAGGTGGAGGATACGCTGGTACAGTTGATAATGTTTCAAGATTGATTGACGATCGAGTTATCATTATAGATTATAAGAATAGCAGAAAACCTAAGAAGGATGATTGGATTCAAGATTATTATGTCCAAGCATCGGCTTATTTTGTTGCCTTCTGGGAACGAACTGGAATTCGACCAATCGGCGCAGAAATTTGGATTGCTAATGAAATAGATACATGTCCACAGAGATTTACATTGACTGAAAAGGACTTAAAACATTACTTTGGAATCTTTCAAAAGAGACTCGCTGAATTCAAACAATTAAACTAAAATATATAAAACCTAATAAAACAGAAAATTATGAACAAATTTAATTTATTTTTAGAGAAACATGGTATTAAAATTATTATCGTTTTGGTAATATTAACCTATATGAAATCATGTAGTGTGAATTCTGAGGTAACCAAAGTTAAGAAACAAATCACAGTTTTAGATTCTTTAGCAACTAAGAAAGACTTAGAAATCGAAGGTCTAAAATCTGAAAAGAGAATGATTCAGGCAACTGATCGTAAAATGATGGATGTACAACGTCAGTCTGAGATTGATAAACAAATTGAAATATTGACTAAATAATATGCCAATTGAAAAGCACGAAAGAGGATTAGGAGATACTATCTTAAACTTTAATAAAAAGATTGGTGTTGCTAAAATAGCAGACACAATTGCAAAACTTGCAGGATATGAAGACTGTGGTTGCGAAGGCCGTGCTGAAATAATAAATGAATGGGTACCTTACAAAAACAAGGAAAACAAAGAAGATGAAGAACCTAACACATAAATTTATAATTGGTACATTTGTATCATTATACTTGATGGTGAGTATTATATCAACCATCCACGTAATTGACTTTTTTGAATTGTCAAATCCATATTGGCTTGCTGTTACATTGGCAGTTGCATTTGAACTAGGAGCCGCTGCTTCTCTAGCATCTCTTATTATAATGGATAAAATGAATAAGACTCTAGTATGGGCTCTATTCATTACTATTACTTTAATGCAAATGCAGGGTAATATGTACTACGCATTTAAAAATATTACGGATTATTCAACTTGGTCCCAATTATTTAATCTAATAGAAGAGGATCCAATTTACCAGAAAAGAATCTTAGCGTTTGTTTCAGGTGCTATTCTACCTCTTGTTGCATTAGGATTTATTAAATCATTAGTAGATTATATTAAACCATCTAAAGTTGAAACTACATCAGATGAAATCAGTCAAGTTGAAGACTCTTTAGAGGAAAGAGTTGAATCAATGAGAAATGTTGTTGAATCTTATGACGACTTAAAAGAAGAAATTGATATGTGGGAAAAGGCTTCGCTAGAAGATTTTATTGATGAAGAGCCTTCAGTTGAAGAATTTCAAGAAGTTGCTATAAGTATAAAAAAATCAGATGAGAATCCAGATTTATTAGATATTATTGAAAGTACTAAGGAAACTCCTAATCAAGAGGAAAAACCTAAGTATGATAGTTGGGGATATAAAATTAGATAATTATGTTAATTGAGATACCACTCAATCTTCCATCACCATACATTTCTACAAAATTAGAATCAAACACACTTAAGCACTGTCTAGACAACAGTGCTTTTGTTGCTTATGAAATGTATTTAGTTACAAATGGTGTTAAGAGAAGATATGATTTTTTAGAACTAAATGATGACCATTTAAGTTTAACCGCATATGTTAACGTTGATTACGCATTTATTGGAGAAGCAAAAGACCAAGCATGGAATGTTAAGCATTTTTCTATGCTCTTAAAAAAGAGACCAAGTTACACAGTATTTTGTGAACTTTCCGTAAAAGGACAATATAATAATCATATACACAAATTTCGTTTTAATACAATCAAGGCGACATCAGTTTACCGGTTGATTCAAGAAACTAAAGACGAAATTAAGAAAATATTAGAAACAAATGGGAAAGATTAAATTAGCTTTTATCATTGAGCACCTAGGATTAGGTGATGCACCTGAATTCCTATTAAGACGAATTCAAGAGTTAAAGAAAATAGACAAATATGATATTCATGTAATTGAATGGACTAAATGGTCTGATGAATTCCAATCACTTAGGAATCAACTAATTACAGAATGTGGTATCAATCAGTTTACCAGTCTTGGTGACAGGAATGAACTCCCAGATACTTACGTAGAAAATCGTTGGAATATACGTTTAGTACTTCAACAAATTGGACCAGATATTATTCATTTCGAAGAGTCGCCTGAGAATTTTGATGAATTCCCATCTGATATTCAAGATTGGATTTATAGTAATCAAAGACCTTGGAGGATAGTGGAATCTTCACATGATTCGACGTTTGAACCAACTTGCGCAAAACAGTGGGAACCAGATGCCTACTCTCTAATTGGCTTCGATCAATTCGACAATCAATTTTCTCAGATGAAAGCGCCGAAGGAATTAATTCAATTTCCTATTGATGCATTAGAGATTTCAGATTCTATGAGTCGTCAGGAGATTTTAGGAGATTTTAAAATGTCAGGCGAAGAAATTAAACATATCGTCAATCTAGGGCCCATCTGCCCTTCCGGAGGGCAACAATACCTAGTCACCTTGGCCCAAGAATTCCTACGCAAGGGACATACCAATTACCAATTTCACCTGGTTGGACCCTTGGATCCGGAATTTGAGGACTATTGGAGACCGCTGGTTGCCCGTCTCCCGGAGAACGTCACCATCTGGGGAGAGCAAGTAGACACATGGAAGTGGCTTCGAGTTGCTGAAGTGATGCTGCACACGTCCATCCAAGACATTGACCCTATAGCATTTAAACTTGCCCTTGCAAATGGCACACGAATTCTCGGATTTCCTCTTCGAGCTTACCGAGGCACGTATGATGGAACATTCACAGAGTTGACTGGAAACCTAGATCAGGATTTTGAAATTCTCCTTGAACGATTAACATGTGGATGTAAGAGACCTGGTATTCTAAAAGGTCAGGATGGCGTAAGATTCCAGCAGCAAGTAGATAACCTATATACCGAAGTATTATGTTTAGATACCAATAGAATCGCAGTAGAGCAGTCCCCCAATCAATGGACTGTTGAATGGCTGACCGGTCCTCGTATTACTAATCTCGGTACATCCGAGATTCAGGTTACGGTGGTTGTCAGCGATGTAGAACAACATTCATATTCACTTGCTCCAATGGAACAAATGAAACACACAATGGGCTGGTCAGATGACGTTAGAGTCTATGCTCAATTCACGGATGGATCTTCCGATACCTGGAAGCCTGAAACGGAGGGCAAGGACGCTGCAATTATTTGGAATGCTACAATGTTTGAAACGGTTCTCAGTGGACTGGAAGGGGTTTGTCAGTGGATTGAGGCGCATAAACCTAATAGGTGTTGGATAAAAACCCCATTTGCTAATCAGATTAACTGGCAATTCTACAAGAGAAAATATAACCTCCATCCTATTCCCGATGAGACCCATTGGTACCCAGACGTTGATATGACTATTATACTGGAAGAGCATAGAGGCTTGGAGGGAGAGTACCTAGGTCAGATGGTAGGAAACCAATTGGGTGTTGTGGTGAAAGAGAAACGTCCTTTCTTAAGTTTACGTCCAATGGCTAGACCCCATCCAGACAAATATGTTATCATTGCACCTGATGGAGGGAAGGAATGGAAGTATCGAGGTGCTTGGGATCTAGGTTGGCAGGAGGTTGTTGACTATCTGGTTAGAGAAGGTTGGAAAGTTTATCTAGTTGGAGGAGCAGAGTTAGGATTGACTGGAGTTGAACCAATTCGAGGTGGATTGAAAGGAGTATATAATGCACTGCAGTGGTGTGATAACCTAATTAGCGTACCGAATGAAGTTGCGTGGTTAGGATGGGTATTAAGTAAACCAGTTGTTGTAATACATGAAGAGCATGCTGCAAGTAACCTATTCAACCAGGGTTGTAATCTAGTGAAAGGTGAAAAGATAACTACTCAAGATATTATAAACTGTTTAAAAGCAATTGTGTATTAGAATAAATATAACATCTAGCTGACGCGAGTCAAATAAAATTTAATATCATGACACAATTTGAAATGGCACAGTACCTTTTTAGTGATTTTGGAATTCAAGTTACTAAATTTAAACCGACTAAAACAGTTCAACTTCCACAAGTTAGTCAGAATCACATGATTCAGGAAGCATTAGAAAAAGAATTACAACGTGCTAAAAAAGAGTTGTCTGCAATTAAGAAAGCACATAAAGGCGGCAAATGTAATGCTGATGAGGTTTTTGATTATGAATGGAGAGTACACGAGATTAAACAACAATTAGAACAGTTAATCCGTGGTGATCTTGAAGATTTTGATCAGAATTTTTGATAAATAGAATAAATTAAACACATATTAATATAATGAAAAAAGTTCAATTATTTGAATCATTTGTTTCAGAAGGTTTTGAAGTACATTACTCTGATGGAGTAAGAGCAGCTAAGAAGTTTAAATCTGAGAAGGATGCTATGTCATTTACCAAGGAAAAGATTGCATCAGGTAAATGTAAAGAAATTGCAATTTATAAAGATGGAGCTGGTTTCCATTCAACCGCAGATACTGAAGCAGTAGTTGCTTGGTGGGGAGATGGTTCTTACTTAGATAACGTTTCTAAGAAGGATGCTAAATTAGCAGCTAAGAAAATTGATGAATCAATCGTTATTGAAGCAAAAGCTTTACCTCTAGACAAATTAACTAAAATGATTGGTGATAAGCCTTCTTGTTATGACTTAGCTGATTTTGTTTATACTAATTATGATAAAGTAACTGGTCTTAGAAAATCAATGAGAAATGACGAAATGGATTTTCCAGAAGAAATTATGGATCTAGTTGACCATTATGGTTTTGATATCGATGACTTTACTGATAAATATGGTATGGCTGCTGAGTCATTACAAGTTACTGAAGGAGAAGTTAATGTATTTGATGAACTTGGTCCTGAATTAGAGGCACTTAGAAGTAAAATCTCTGGTTTGATGAGAAAATCAACTGATGATAAATGGACTTCCGCATTAGGTAAAGCCCTATCTGCAGTTTCTACATTAGATCGTAATTTAAGTCAAGCTGATTCTAAATTAGGAGTTGTTCTTACCGAAGGAGTAGTTTCTATCAAAGGTGGTAGAATCATTGCTCACAAAGTTCTTAATAAACTAGTTGACATGGATTTAATCCCTGTTAGAAAGAAAACTGAAGACCTATTAGAAGTTATTGCAAAAGTTATTTCTGATGCTAAAATGGAATCAGTTGAAATTAATGAAGGTGCTATAAGTGATATTCATATCATGGCTCAAGAAGCAAAAGATTTTAAATCATTTGTAAAAGAATTTACAAAGACACACCATGATTTATCTAAAGCTGGAGAACCAGGACAATTTGAAGCTTGGTTAAAATCAATATATGATGATGCTAAAGAATCAATGGACGAATCTAGACATGTACTTAGAGATTTACCAATTGTAGATTGGCAAAGAAAACAATTTGATAATTTAAATGATATGTACAAAAAGTATCTTGTAAACTATGCAAATGCAAAAGGAGATGATGGCGGTAAAATGACACCAAACGACTTAAACTATAAATATGGTAAAGAAATTACTTCTGCATTAGGTTTAGATAAATCTGCTAAATTCGCTGATATTGCTACTGCATTAATTAAAGCAGGTCTAATCAAAGAAAATATGGACGAGTCAGTAGTTACTGAAGGTAAACACTGGCATGTTTTAAGTGGTAACACTTGGTATACTGGTAGCGATTTTTCTACAAATCCAGCTGACGCTATGAAATATGATGACATTATGTCAGCAACTAAAGTAGCTAAAAAAGT